GCGGGTTCGAATCCCGCCCTGTCCGCCAGACACAGAGATAAGCCCATGATTTCATGGGCTTTTTTCTTTTACACTCCAAGTGTTCTACATCAGGTTCTACAAGTCTGAAATGTAGTTAGGGGTTGATCTTCCGCCCTACCAAAGACCGGCATCAAGGCTTAAACTGTATGAAAAAACAGTTCTCTGAAAGCCATGCAGGTTCGTCTAGTTCAACTTTTCCACGACGGTACGCGCCGACCACGCGAACAGTGCTTAGCTGACCCGGGGCTGGTCGGCATGCTCACGCTTGAGATAGTCACGCAAAACCTTGTCGAGCGGCGCCCTGTCAGGATGGCGGCAGTCTGGGAAAAGTGGGGCAGCTCTTCACGCCGGAAACTAACCGCCCCACTGTTTGATGCAGAGCTTCTAAGGATCACGCACAAGGGGCTATGGCTCCGGGGCCATCAGATCGACTCAGCAGGCGGCAGGCGGGTGCTGTTCGTGCAAGAGTGGTGGTGTGAGGTGAAGGGCGAGTGAGTGCGGGCGCTCGTAATATTTCAAGCCGCCCAATGGATAAGTCTGGAGACTTCCCTTAGCATCTTCCCATCATCATTTCGGAGTAGGCGCCATGAGCTGGGAAGAAGGTGACGGGAAACTTTGCCAGATGATCAGTAACGGCCGAATTGCCGCAGGTGCAGAAGGAGATGACTATAAGTCTTTCCAAGGGCTGGCCGAGTCACTAAGAGCCTTTCAGTCGGTCGGGCTGATAGAGAATCTCGTAACCGAGCCAGAGCACTGCACGGGGCATGGATACATCGCAATGGCACGTTGGCGAATCCCGCCTGAAGTCATGAACGGGAAAATCACGTCGGGGCAGAGACGGTGGCTACTTCTTCGATTCTTCGCCGAGTGTGACGAGGAGGACGAAGGCCAGTTATTTGCCCCAGATCAAGACACGTTCGCTAGGCTGGCTGGAACAACTAGTAAGATCGGAAAAGCTGGATGCTGGCTACGCGAGAATGGCTTTATTCACTGGGAAGAGTTCCTGTCCGATAGTGGAGCCGGTTGGATTCTTGATAAGGGGTATGAAGCACTTGATCATGGCCTAGACATGCTTTCAGAAAGAAGAATGCCCATCATGAACGTAGTAGACCAGCGCAATCAGAGCGTTAACGTGGGAACACTTAACGCGGGAGCTGGTGACCTTGCCATCGGTCACAACGCGACTATTAACAAGCAGGTTCTTGCAGAAGAGCTGGCGAAGCTTTTCGAGGCGATCAAACAGGCACCAGGCGATGAAGTAGAGAAACGCACTCTGCTAACGGGACTGAAAAAATCGCTTGCTCACCCGATGGTGAACACAGTTACTGGCGGGATGCTCAGCGGAATACTTAGCTGATCATCAAGCCTTGAACACTTCTTCAAACATTGCCGTCGCGCTTCAGGTGTTCAGGCTGGTGGAGGCGCTGCCCCACTCCCGGCATACACACTTCCCGGCGCCACCTTAGGGCGGCGTCCAGTCGAACGATTCAACTGCGCCACGTTCAGTCAAGAACTCCTCGATAGCCCCGGCGCTGGCGTTGGGCCGGTTGTCGAACGTCAAAACCCAGCGCCGAGCAATGTGATTGAGCCCCAGTGCAACCCGGGCTTCGTACCCGTCGCCGAACTTAGCCGCATTCACCTTCGGTTTGATCGTCTGCTTGCTGCCGTAGGTGGCAATCTATACAAGACAAGACACTCAGCCCCCAGCTAGAATCCGGAAAACAGGCGCTTGTCATCGCTACACATACATGGTGAACTGCAGTAATTTAACCATTCCTACTCGGTAGACCTACATGCGAATCTTTGGAGCCATCCTTGCGTTAACTGGACTTATCTGGGGCATCGTAGCGTTCAACATTAGCACGCACATTCACATACCCGCGAACACGGTTTACTCCCCGTCCGGCACCTATTCCACACCTGCACGAGATGTTCACAATCTCGACTTAGCGGACAAACGTAAAACTCATCTCATGATCGCCGGGGCCATACTCGTAGTCGGTACGCTGCTCTTCGGCTTCGGGACATTGAAGGGAGGGCCGTCTAGTATAACGACCCCAAAGCTTCGAACCTGCCCATTCTGCGCGGAGGAAGTGAAGATCGAGGCCAAACTTTGCAAGCATTGCGGTAAGGATCTGCCCGAGTACGAAGAGCCTCTAGCTCAGGAGAGGACGGACGTAGTCTCATTACACCAAGCGGCCTGGGACGGCAGTTGGGCGACGGTCAATCGACTGCTCAATGAGGGGGCCGATGTGAATCAGAAGAACGAGGAAGGCAAAACTGCACTAGAGCTTGCCCAAGCTCGGGGCGATAAGCTGATCGCTGACCTTCTGATCACTCACGGCGCCAAAGCTCAGTCCTGATTGCTCACCCAGTTCGAGTGCCGATGGCATCAGATCTCGAACACTTCCTCAAACACACACGACACGCTCCGGGTGTTCTGGCTCGTCGGGGTGCTGCTCCACTCACGACAGACCCAGCGCCCGGCAGCGCCATAGGGCGGCACCCAGTTGAACGCCTCAACAGCGCCACGGTCCTTCAGGAAGTCTTCGATAGCATCGGCGGTGCTGTTCGGTCGGTTTTCGAAGGTCAAGTCCCACGACCGGGGCAAACTGTTCAAGCCAATGGGCGTGCGGCTCTCGTAGCCATCGCCAAACTTGACGACCTCAACGCGGGGCTTAGTGGTCTGTCGGCTGCCATAGGTGGCAATCCATGCGAATGTCGGCATCATCGGTCCTTATCGGTTGAGTAGCCCGCCTGGGCGTTGTTGGTCTGCGATCTCTTGGAGTACAACGGCCTTGATGCGCTTGGCGAACTGTGCGAGGTCGCCACCCGTGCCGTCCTGCTTGGTTTGGTCTGCGCCGTTCACGACGATATTCACGACAGGGGCGCCACCCCCGCCACCGGTCGCGATCACGCCAAGCTTGCCGTCAGCACCACGCTTCAAGGGAAGGATTGCTTCCGGGCCAGCCTCACCCATGACGCCCGTCTTAAAGCTGCCACCACTGGCGAACTTAAACAGGGTCGGGCTGCTGACGACCGAATTCGTGAAGGCGCCACCGTTGGCGAAGGCTTGAATCTGCCCAGTGCCACCAAAGGCACCGCCGTTGGCGAACAGGCCACCAAAAAGCGTGCTGTTCTTCATCGCGTTGAGAATCGCCTGCTGCGCAATCATCTTGGCGATACCCTTCAGGAAGTTGGCGACCATGTCACCAATGCTCTGATTCACCGGGTCGAAGAGGTAATCCACGAACGCGGTAGCCATGTCCTTTGCACCGTCCTGGGCGATCTTCGCCAGATCCACGAACGAGTCAGCGGCGGGCTTCGCTTGCTCCGGGATGTTGCCAAGTGCAGCGCTTGCAGCCTCGTTGAACTGCTCAGCAGTGATCCGGCCTTGCTCGAAGGCTTGGGCAAGGAACTGCATGGTTTCCCGTTGCTTTTCCAGCTGGGCGGTGGGGGTCGCGGCAAGCAATTCGTTCAGCCGGGCTTGCTCGGTCGCGATCTTTTCAGCCTGCAGGGCGTACTCTGCTGACTCGACAACGGCTAACCGCCAGGACTCGGGCATGGCGTAGAACGCCGGGTCGCCCATGACCTCAACAAGTTTCTTTTGCGTCGCGGTCAGGTTCTGGCCTGCGGTGTCGGCGGTGGCCTGGGCACCGGCCAGGAACTGCATCAGGTCAGCATAAGCCCGTGCCTCATCGGCCATCGGGTCGGTATAGGTCGCCTTCTTCGGGCCAGTCTTGCTGCCCGGTGCCCCACTTCCAGGCTTACCCGGGTTGCGTGCCGGTTGCTCGGTCGGGGTAAATTGCGTGCCACCCGTCCAGATCCGCCCCACGCTCGCGCTCATGCCTTGGTCAATCTTCGCCAGCTGGCCGTCCATGTCCTTCAAGACGCCCAATGCAAGACTAAACTCACCTTGGGCAGCAAGGCTCAGGGCAGCAAGGGTGCCGCCTATGGCGTTGCCTGCGTACTCGAATGACTTGGAGGCGACGATTGCAGCCGATGCCAGCGCCTTGAACGAGACATTGACAACGCCATCCATAACCGCGCCAGCACCGTCTAGCGTCGTCCATACGGCATCCGTGTTGCGCTTCAGCTCGACCAGGGCCGGAACCAGATCACTGCCCAGCTGGCGAACCCAGCCAGCGCCCGAGTCTTGCAGGTCGGTCATGCCGTCCCGGACTTCACGCATGCCGGCCAGGGTTTCGTCGGAGAGGATCAAGCCCAGACCCTGCGCACGGTCGCCAGCTTCCCGGAGTGCTGCGGCGTTGTCCTTCAAGATTGGGGTCAGCAGGCTTGCATCACTGGCAAGCGCTTCCATCATGAAGGTGACTTCAGACGTAGAAGCGCCAGCCTGCTGCATGGTCTTCATGACCAGTTGCAAGACATCAGGACCGGCAAGGCTCTTCAGCTGCTCGGCAGTGATGCCGGCTTGCTTGCCCCACGACTCCATAAAGTCTTTGACTGGGCCGGCATTCTGTGAGGTGAAGTCGCCGACCTTGTCGTCAACGTCCTTGAAAATGTCAGATAGCTTGTCTTGCTCGATGCCTAGTGACTTTGTTGCGGCGGTCCAGACCTGCACCTGGCGGGCGCTGACATTGGCAATTGCGGCAGATCGCTGGATCTGCTTTTCAAGCTCGAAGAACTGCCGCACGGTGTCGCTGATCTGGATACCCGCGAAGGCACCGGCAATCCCTGCGCCAATGGTTGTAAAGGCGTCCTCGATGGCCTTGGCACGCTCTCGGGCCTGCCGCTCGATCTCACGGGTTTTCTTATCTGCTACACGGGCGGCACGGTCCATGCCGGATTCAAAGCCACCCGTTTTCGCGATCAGATCGAGGGTCAGGACGCCTAGAGATTTGCTCATCAGTTTGCCGCCAGGGTCAGAAGGTTCATGATTTCGCCGATGTCGGCTTCCTTTTCGTCGGCGCGGGTCTTCAGCTCCGGCAGGAAGTCGCCGATATCCGCTTCGCCACCAGAGAGGCGGTTAGCCTGGGTTGCGATCGTTGCCAGCAAGCGGTCGGTGTGGTGAAGCCCGCCTTTCTGCTTGGCGTACTCATTCCACATAACAAACTCTTGATAGCTCATGGATGCTTTAGCCTCAGCCACTGTTTTCCCGCCAACGCCCGCCAGTACAAGGTCGCACCAGAAGGCATCGGCGGGTGTCAGTTTCCCGGCTTGCCGTTTACCGTGTTGATCGCCTCGATCAGCTTCGCGGTCAGGGTGGGGTCAAGCCGGTAAGCGTCTTCGTAGGTGATCGGCTCGCGGTCTTCGCCCAGCAGGACGGAAGCCGCAATCATCCGGGCGGACTTCGAGCGGTCGTCGCTGGTAAAGAGGTTTTCAACTTGGCCGAAAGAAAGCCGCTTCACGAACACGTCAAACTTGTGACCGCCCCACTCGACCGGGACTTTCACCGGCTCGTCAGAGACGAAGCCACCAGCGTTTCGGATTTCTGCAAGGTTCATGGTTATGCCTTAAAGGTGTTTGGTGTAGCCGATCGACGCGTCATAACCTTGTCCACTCAGGAAAGCTTCGGCGTCAATCTTGTTGTCAAAGTGGATCACCGACCTGGGGCCGGTGTCGGTAGTGCGTTCGTTCAGGTCAGCGACATACGCCTTAATCTCGATCTTCGAGCCATTGGGCCAGACCAGGGCGGCAGAGACCGCGCTACGGGTGGAAAGCGCGTTACTGATAACCGCGTGCGCTTCCGGTTGCAGTCGGGGAATCGTGACCGAGACGCTCATGGTTCGACGCTCGGTGTCGTCGATAACCAAGGCTGCGGCATCGAAGTTATCCAGCGGTGCCGGGCGGTTGCCAGCGATGCCGATAACTTCGCTACGCGCCACTTCGGTGTTGCCGTTGCGGATGATCAAGTCAGGCATGACCCGTTATTCCTTCGGGGTCAGTACCGGCATGCCGGAAACTTGAATCGACACTTGGCTGGTCACGACGCTGTTCAGGCTGAAGTCAAAAGACACGTCTTGCACGTAGCCTTCAAACGACAGGAACGAGCGGGTATCCGGCAGGGTGAATTCACCAGCGGCGGCAGTCGGCGCGGCGGTGCCATCGGACCAGCCAAGCGCCCATTTCAGGTTCGTGCCCGCAACATAAGCCGCGTGCAGATCACGGTGCGCGGTGCTGGTCGGGTCGAACTGGATGGTGAATTGAGCACTGCCCGGGGACATCAGGCCGGCCACGTAGGTTTTCGCGTTCGCTTCGAGGTCGGTGGTCTCGATGCTGTCGCGCTGGGCGCTGATGCCGGAAATGTTGGTCGCGGCCACCTTAACGACGGTCGTCGCGTCCTTGATCCAAAAAAGGCTAGTGCCTTGGGTCAGTTTTGCCATTTTATGCTTACCTCATTTCGATGGTGTTGATGGTGAAAGTGCAGCGGAAGACCTCGTCTTCCTTGTGGGAGCCCAGCCATGAGGTGACATAGCAGGCGTGTTCGATTGCCGTGCGAACCGCGTTCGCGATCGCTTTACATTGGGTGCTTGACTCGCCCCAGACATCGATCTGGATGCTGATCTGGTCGGCAGGTGCCGGGCCGTCAAGCAGGTTGTACGGGGCGCCCGTGATGTGCTGGAAGGTCACATAGGGCAGTTGTTCAAGCTCCGGGGCTTCGCCGAATTCGAAGAAGCGCACCGGGCTGGTGCCCAGCAAGGCGGTGCAGTTCGGGTCAGCGGCGATCAGTTGGAAGAGGTTCATTTGCTCAGCGCCTCTTTCAGCCCTTCCACAATCGTGTCGAAGACCTGTTGCGCGTTACCTTCCAGCGCTGGGCGCAGGAATGGCCGGGCCTGAATGTGCCGGGTGCCCAGCTCGACCATGCGGAAGTAATACGGCGTTTCCGGGTTTTTCTTTGCACCGCCCCGGATGCCGACCCTCACGTAAAGGGTCGGGCCTTTGAACTTCGTCAGCAGGCTGAAATGCTGGTCGAGTAGGCCGACATCCTTCGGGGCATTGGCGCGGGCATCCTTGCGGACCTGGTTCATGCCTCGACGGGCAGCGCTGCGGAGCGCCTTCTTAGCAACTTTTTCGGTCACCGCTTGAAGGCGGTCATGCAGCTTTGCAAGCTCGCTGGCGTTGAAGGTGATCATGCAGACTCAACCATCAGGGTTAGCCACTCGCGCCCGGACTGGTCATCAGGGATAACGGCCACGATGTTGAAGGTCTGCCCGCCATGAAGGACACGCATTGCAGCGGTGATGCCTTCGCGATAGCGGACGATGACCCGGGCAGTGATCTTCGACTTCATCTGCCCGGCTGCAAGCAACTCACGCCCACTCAGCGGCTCGACAGCGGCTGCAACGTTCTGGGCTAGTGGCGACCAGACCGGAGTCATAGCGCCCGTGGTCGGGTCTTGCTCGTGCGTCTTGCGCTCGATGGTGATGCGGTGGCGCAGTCGTCCAGCGTTCAGGGTCTTCATGCGTAACCTGGGGTGCGGAGACGTTCGAGCAAGCCGCGAACGGTGGGCGATAGCGGGTTAGCAGCGGCTTCGCGGTTGGCGTAAAGCTCGCCCAGCACCAACAAGGTCGCTGCATCTTCAACCCCTGCATTCGAATGGGGGGTCGTGTTCATGCCGATGTAATCTTCGACGATCGCGACCGCCATGCTCAGGCGCAAGGTGATGTCGGCGTCTTCGTGATTCCCATCAACCCGGAGATGCGCCTTGGCTTGGTCGAGTGTGATCATTGGGGCACCTCGTCGGCATTGTTGCCGGTAAGGGCCACATCCTGCATTTGGCGATAGACTTCATCGCCACCCTTCACCGGGGGCAATCCTTCTTTGGCGCGGACCTCGTTAATCGTAATCCATCCGGCATTAATGGCGCTGCTGTGTGCAGCGTAGCGGCTGGCGGTATCCATGCGCAGTAATGCGGACTCGTCAAACTCAGTCCGCATAGTCGCTGGCAAGTCCAGGCCAGCGTCTAAGTGCAGCTCGATAGCTTCTACAAGGTGTTGCACTGCGTCGCTGTAGTAGCTCAGCGACATCTGCTCGTTGCTGGTGTATGGCGCGGCGGGACCTGCGCCAATCTTCCACGCCGGGATATTGAAAGCGCGGCATACATCCTGTGCGGTGTAGGCCAGTTGCTCGATCAGTTGGCTGTCAACAGCATTGACTGACATCTGCTCGAAGCGCAGGCCATCGCCCAGCACGGCGGTCTTGCCTGCGTTCTCGCCGGTGTACCGGACTTGCCAGTCAGTGCGCAGGCGTTCGGCAACTTCCTTGCTGATCGAACCCGGGGCGGTCAGGATGCCTCCAGGTTGCGCCCCATTCTCGAAGAATCGGGCGCTGTTGCGCTGAATATTGACCCCCTGCATTGCTGCATAGCCGGCAGCCGTCAGAGGACTGACGCCTACAAGCGGATGGTACGGGGTAGCGCCCCTGTCATGAATGATTTCGCGTGAGGGCGCGGTTACACCCTCTTCCGCGATGCCGGCAAGCGTGCTTTGCCGGAGCTGATAAAACACGGCGCCATCATCGGAAACAAGTACTGTCACCGTGCGAGGGTCGAGCACATGCAGGGCAATGACGTTGCCGGATGCGTCGCGCTGCTTAAGTACGAAAGCGTTGCCATGCAACAGCTTCGCCATCGTCCAGCTAGAAAAGAGCTGTTGCCGCGTTTGATACGCGTTCGGGCGGCGGAACAGTCTATCAAGGCCATGCTCAACCTCGGACCAAACGCCGTCCTTCTTGGCGCTGATCCGGATTGGCAACTTCCCGATGTCATTGCTGACCAAGGCTGCACAGGCAAAAACAGCGGAGTGCGCAAGGGCGGTTTCCACTTCGATTTTCTCGTCGCGCTGCCACGCTCCGGGCGAGGTTTCGCGGATGACGGGAAACCAGCCACCGGGGTTAGTCGGAACCGGGGTGGCTGACTTGCTGCGCTTGAGAAAATCAAGAAATGCCATGTGCAGACCTGTCGCTTAGGCGTACTTCGCGGCGCTGATGCGATAGACGGCGGTCGGGCGGCGGCGGGTCCAGGTAATGCCACGGATCGCTTTGATTGCCATTGCGCCGGTCTGCCACAGCGAAACCAGTTCTGCGGGGGTCGGGGTCTTGCTGTCATGGACCGGTGCAGAGTCCATTTCAAGCGATGCTTCGCGGGATGCATCCACGGTCAGGCCACCTTCAGCCAGCAGGATTTCATTCTGCACGGCCAGCACCATGTCGAAGCCAGCCACCGGGGTGCCGGGGACATTGGTGCTCAGCACGACGGGCAGGCCTTCGAAGGTGCCACCGGTCACAAAATCCACGCCGGGGAACTCACGCAAGCCGGTGGTCGCATTGACCATCATGCTCAGGGCAAGGGCGGTGCTGGGGTGCATGATCCAGGTGGCCGATGCGATCGGCTGGTTGGCGGCAACGAAGGTGCCATATGCGGCCTTCACGTCAGCACGCACATGGGCAGCGGTGGTGCCGGTCGCAGCAGCAGTGCCCGCACCGTTGGCGATCGAAGCCGGTTTGACGCCAGCCACGCCAGCGTTCGCCTGATCGATGAAGGCAAGATCAATCGCATTGGTGACGGCCACAAGCAGGTCATCGCGGACCATTGCTTCGGCGGCAGGTTCAGAGCGGCGCAGCAACTCTTCAGTGAACACGGCGATGCCACCCAGCTTGTGACTGCCCACGGTCAGGTCACCAAACGCGGCATTGGTGATCGGGGCCGGCTTGCCTTCACCGATCCAGCTGGCGGTCGTGCCGGTGGTCTGGCGGGGGATGCGGATGTCTTGGGGCACGTTGCGTACCTGCGACAGCTTGCCGACGATGGTTGCCGGGCGCAGCAGGTCGATGAACTCAGACGCCAGGGTCTGCGGCTCGATCAGGGCGCTGAAGTCGGCAGACGTGGTCGAGCCAGCAGCGACTGCGGCTTTCAGCACGGTTTCGACGCGGTTGCCGTAGCCCTGTGCCTTGGCGATCTCGATAGCCTGCATGGGGTTGCCCTTGGACAAGGCAAGGCTCTTCACGTACTTGACGAAGTCGCCGGCCTTGGGTGCGTTCGACTCCACGGTGATATGCGGCACGCCTTGTACCGGGGTGGCGCTCTTGGCTTGGCGGGCCTCAACATCCTTCAGGCGGGCCAGGTGGGCGTCGATAGCCTTCACTTCGTCGGCGGCGGCTTGATAGGCTGCTTCATCGTCGCCGGTCAGCACGACGCCCTTGGTAATCATGGCGTCTTGTTTGGCGATCAGCTCGGCACGCTTGGCTTGGAACTGCTGAATCTGTTCGGAGATGGTCATTGCGGGTGATACCTCAGTGTTGATTGATACGGACTTGACGGTTTGAATGCCTGCTTCGGGGTTTGCCGGGATGGTCACGGCTGAAAGCTCCAGCCAATTCCATTTTGTGAATTTGTGGCCGGTGCTGATGGGCTCGGCTTCAAGTGGGCGAAAGCCGATTGATAAGCCTTTAACAAGCCCGGCCTTCACCATTTGCCAAATCTCGGCGATCTTGGCGGTTGCGTCTTTGGCGATCTCGGCCACGATCTCGATTCCCGCATTTGTTGCGGTCGCTTCGATAACGTGGCCGATTGGTTGATTTGGATCGTGATTGAAAAGAAGGGGCAGCGGCAATTCAAAAACAGCGCCTTCAGGCAACACGATGTCGCCATCACGATCTGTCTTTGGCGTGGTGGCAATACCGCGAATGATTCCCTGCTCGTGGTCAAATGACTTGACCGTGATTGTTGACGTTGCTTTGAGAATGCGTTTGTCCATAGGCGATATTTTCTCGCCTATTCTTTTAGCATTCCACTTGTTTATTGTCGCGCTTAGTCGTTTGTTGTCAGATTGAATCAGATCAGAAGGATCTGATAATCCGGTGCCGGCTCTTCGATGTTCTTTGCCGCAATTCCGAAAGCCATTGCAAGGGCGACCATGCCATCGATACGGCTGGTGGCTTTTGACTTGTCGAGCTTGCGGTTTCCGGCTGGGTCTCGCGTGACCACGGCACCGGCAGCACATGCAGTTAGAACTGGGTGCATGCCATGATTAGCGCGCCCACTTAGGAACTCGGCTTCCACGACATCAAGCGCGGGGGCCATCGATTGATAGCCTTGGCCGAATTCAATCAGAGGCAAGGTGATGCCAAGTCGGGATGCCTCTTTCTTCAGCTCGTCCATGCGCCAGCGGTCGAAGGCGATCTGTTTCACGTCGAGCCCTTCGATTAGCTCGGCGATGTCGCGGATGACAACTTCGTAATCCACCACTTTGCCGGGCGTGGTTCTCAGATAGCCCTGATCGCGCCAGAGGTCATAAGGCACGCGGTCGCGCAATGCTCGTTCCATTAGGCCATCGGCGGGCGCCCAGAAATATGGCTGAATGTGCCAAGTGCCGGCAGAGTCTTTGCCGATCAACACAAAGGCGGTCAGGTCGGTACGCTGGGACAGGTCGAGGCCGGCATAAACTTCGAGGCCATCCAGATATTCGGAAGGCTTGCCGTTCAGCTCCCAGACACTGCGACTCATGAATGGAGAGACGACGCTCACGCGCTGGTTTAGGTTCAGGTTTCGGAATGTGTTTTCAACGCTCGGCATGCGCTTTGCCTCTTCTGCCGATTGTGCAAACTTCTTCAGATTATTGAACTTGCCAAGTGCCGGATTTGCCGCTTTCCATGCGGTGGGGTCGTCAAGCTTTGCGTCTTTGGGCGCTGCATAAACATGAGAGACGATACGCGGGTCACCGGATCTTTCTGCATCGTCCAGCCAGATCGAGAAAAGATCACTGTCATTCGCTGCCTGTGTACTGATGGCGATCAGCAGCGGGTTTTCGTGCGCGCCCTGTGCTGTCGTGATTGCGTCGATAAAGTCAGACCGTGGGCCGCGTACTTGTCCGATCTCATCCAAAATTGCCAGCACCGGGCTTAGGCCGTGCGCGGTCCTGCCATCAGCGGCAATCGCTCGATACTCGGTGCCCATGAACAAGCCGTGAATCTCTTTCTTCGACTCGACGACACGGACTTCGCGTTCAAGGCGCGGGTTCAGGCGGATCATTTTCACCGCCAGCTTGAACACGATTGCCGCCTGATCACGGGACATTGCGCCGGAGATGATCTGACTGTTCTGAATGGCTTCAGGGCCGACCAAATGAACCAGCACCAGCGCTGCAATCAATGCGGTCTTGCCGTTCTTGCGGGCAATGGAAAGAATCGCTTTCGAGGTGCCGCGCCGATTGTTGTAGATGGCTTTGATGAACCGCTTTTGAAACGGCAGCAGCTTCATCGGTCTGCCGACCTGGGCACCCTCGGGGATTCTGCAAATTGTCTCGATGAACCGAATGACGCGCTCAGCCCGATTCATTTAGCCCTTGCGGTCGGGTCGTGCGAATAGGTCATCATCTTCAGCAGCGTACGCTTCGAGCGTACGGGCTGCCTCGTTCTTTCCGGCAAGATGGTGACTCGGGCCATTCACGGCTGCAGAGTTAATCTGCAGGTGGCGTTTGGTTGCTTGAATGTCGCGCTCCAACTCGCGGGCCTGTACGAGCGCCGGGTGGTCGCGCAGGCGGCCTTTCTCGTCCCTGATGATCGAAGATTGATCCTTCAAGATTGACCAGAGCACATCAACCTTGGCCAGCATTTCGCAGAGCCTGCCGGCAGTATCTAGGTCAGTCGGAGTCCAAAGCTCCCGACGCTTTGCGCCGATGATCCGGGGCCAGTGGCGCTGTGCGCGTTCAGAGAGTGTGCAGAGTGGCATCAGCGGCTCTAGCGTGATGCTCTCGGCAACTGATTTCGCAAACTCGAGACTATCGGCGCGTGCGCCTCGCCTTCTTCCCTGTGTTAGGTTTGGCGATTTTGGCAT